GTTGAACATTTTCATACCATTAGGTACGTCTGTTAAGATATAAAATGCATCAGAGTCAGTTAAATAGTTATTAACTCTGTATCCTTGAGGAATCATACCCATAGATTCGATTGCACTTACATCATTATCTGCTGTTCCAGTTCTGTTTGCTGAAGCCATAAGTCTGTCAGCTGTGAACTGTAGTTCAGAAGGAATGATAAGTTTTCTTCCCTGAGTAGAGATCAATAGACCTCTCTCGTCCACAAAAGCAGCAATATCAATTAATGACTGCTCAAGTGATGTTTCATTAAGGTCAGCGGATGTTGCTAATTCGTTAGCAAGTACTCCAGTGACAAGTGGGTGTGCTGTTGAACATAATGCAACGCCGTCACCACCAGCAAAGCTGTTGTCAAACGCATTGTTTAATACGTTGGCACCTTTAACTTGCTTAGTGTTTGCCATAGAACGAGCAAGAGCTTTTGTATAACGTGCAGAAATTCTGTCGTAAAGATTATCTTCGACAGCTTCTTCAGTTACAGCAAAGCCTAATGCTACTGTTTCATGTGTGTAACGTGCTGTGAAGGTTTCTGTTGCATTGTCATAAACAATTGAACCACCTTCAGATTTTACTCTTGCATTACCAAAACCTGATAACATTACCTCTTCTTCGAATGCTCGATCAGAAGTTTCTGTTTCAAATATTTCGGTGTGCTCAGCGTCGTAACGCCCGTACTCAAGACCAAATAGTGCATTTAGGCCCGGTTCTAACTCTTTAACGAGTTGACTTCTAGATATAGCCATAGTTTAACCTCCTATATGCCTGTTGTGTCTGTGAAAGAGTGTAGGTTGATCTTGACTCTGATTGAAGCATTAGCTGCTGTGTAATCATTGTTGTCAACATCAGTTGAAAGTCCTACTACTCTAAAGTTTGCGCCCGCGTTGGTTGTAAAGCTACTGCCATCTACAGCTACATTAGAAATACCAGAAATAGTAGATCCTGTACCATAAGTAGCAATGTTAGCGTTTGTACCAACTTGTGCTTGTCCGCCATTTGCGTCGTCTATTTTGACTTCGAAAATGACATTTGGATCATCGATGACAAAAGCTTTAATGTCACTTGCTGCGATGCCGCCTGGGTAGGAATTTGAAAAGGTAGGCTTACTTGTAGTTGGGTCTGTGTAAAAGCAACCATTAAAAATACCAATTAGTTCAGCACCAGCAGTTGATCCTATGTCGATTGCACCGTTAGCCACGAGGATAACGGGATCACCTTGAAACATTGGGGATACTTCACCTGATGCAATAGTGTACTCACTTTGGCCTTGACCATTGTAAGCAGCACCGTTCATTTGCACTGGGCGAAATCCGAAGTTTCCTTGTTGATTTGCCATAGTTCATCTCCTTATATAATTAAGTGTTTCTTTAAGATGATGATTTTTTATTTCCACCACCAAAAGATACACGACTCTGCCTGTCAACATTGAGAGGCATGCTTGGATGTTGTTCTCTAAGAGGATCTGTTTCCCAGGCTTCAGTCTGTTGATCAGTCTTCTTCCTGTAGTGAGCATTACGTTGCTCAGCAATCTCCTCTGGGATTCTTGCCAATAGCAAGTCACCTACGCCGATGACACCCTCATAAGCTTTGATGTTTCCGTTGTAAGCAGAGTACTCTGACCCTGTATATTCATCAGATCGGACTAAAACCCAACCTTCTCTTATTTTGGCATTGATATTTTTAGTATCATCTGCCCCATTTACACGGTGTCTTAACCATCTTTGCCTATATCCATCGGGACATGGTGGTGCGTCCAATTGGGACGGTGGCTTCCAAGCTTTTGTTCTTTCCTCGGTTGCCCTTGTTTGTGCACTTCTTGGTGTTTTTTTATCTGTCATGTGTACCTCCTAAACGTACTTAGCATATTCGCTTAGAGGAACTCCAAGCTTATTAGCTATTTTTACCTGACTAGGGGACAACCTAACAGATTTGCGCCCTGTGGTTGCAGACCTTGATGCAGAGGCAACGGGTTGGGCGAGTTTGTTGCTTCTGGTAGCCTGATCCGAGCCTTCAAAAGACTCTGGAAACTTTGTTTTAACTCTATTAGTTAATTCATTATAGTAATCATCTGATTCAGTGTCAAATCCTTCTGCTACTAATCCTCTATGAATCCTTTGAGCATAATCGGTCATTTCACCATCTGATCTAAACCAAGTATTTTTTTCAGCCCATGCTAATGCTTTGCTAGAGGGTTGTTGTCTTGCTTCAGGTTGTTGTTGTGGTGCAGCTTGTTGTTTTTCCAATTCTTTCTCAAACTCTTCATACTCACGTTCTTTTTTAGATTTTGTTACTCTAATTCTTTCAGCTTCAAGATCTAGTTTGGTTAAAGCTTGTCTAGCCTCTTCTTCTCTTGAATAATCACCGGCTTCTCTTGCTGTAATTAAATTTTGTTTAGCAAGATCTGCTGCCATTTTATTACGAACTTCACTTTCTGACATATAACCTTTGTCAATGTCATATGTTTTTTTCTTCGCTTCTGACAATTCTTTTTGAACGTTTTGTGCAAAAGTAAAAGCAGCTTCTCTTTCTCTTTCTGCTTCTCTAATTTTCCAAGTAAGTTTGTCAATTCTCTTTTTGACTTTATCTGAATACTGATCCATCTCTTCCGTTTGTTCTTCAACAACAGGTGTCAAGGGATCTTTTTCTTCTGTTTTTACTTCTTCGTATTTTTCTGGGCTAACTGCGCCGTGAGACTTGTCCTCAACTTCGACTTCAGCACCTTCTCCTGACGTATCAAGATCGACTAGCTTTTCGTCTTTTGCAGTATTTATCTCTGTTTGCATGGTTATTAACCTCCCATGTTATATAATTGTTAATACATCTTCAGGTGATTCAACTGTGCCGAGTATCTCGTCATCGTTAAGTAACCTAACTTCTCCTCCTTCAATCTTAAGTCTTGATCCTGCGTATCTGCCAAACACAACCCAATCGCCTTGCTTACACCAAGGGCCATTAGGAAACTTTTCTTTATCATTGTATGCATCAGGTCCTGTTGCTAAAACTAAAGCAACTGATGCTGTCAATTGAGAGTCCTCAACTGTCTTGTCTGTAAGGATAACACCACCTTTAGTTTTTTCTTGTGCCTTAAAAGGCAAAACTAGTATTCGCCAACCGACTGGCTGTGGTAGTTTTTGTAGTTCTTTCCTATCAGGGTCAACACCCTCATTAGGATTCTTAAATTTTTCTAATACGTGATCTGGCACGTACAAAGTTTTACTCATCTATTTTCTCCTCTTGTTCCAGCAGGCGAGAAATCTCCTGTTGGCATATGTCAAGCATATGTAGTTGTCCTTGAATATACTTGTATTCTTCAAAATTTTCAACCCCTTGTGTTAAATGTTCAAAGAGTTGTTCTTTTTTTAATTTTAATTCTTTTTGATAATTGTGAATTACGAATATGCTCATTTCTTAAGGCAATTGACTCCAGGTACTTTTTTTGTAAATATCTCGTGTTTAGTTTCGTGACTAGACATCCAAGTTTGTTCTTGACTAGAATTAACTGCTATATGTATAGCTCCCGTTTTTGGTAAAGCATCTCTACAAGCGTGTCGTACAGCTTCCAATCCATAGTCATCACCGAACATTACACCCTCTGGTTTTAATTTAGGCCACCAATTTACAATATCATCCATAACAGGTTCGTACTCGTGTGCGCCATCAACCATTATATAATCAATTGTTGCTTCTTCGAATCTTTCTAGAATTTTTGGGTCATCTGATCGTCCTTGAACAGGAATTACCATTTCTCTTCCAATAAAAAATTTTAAATTTTCTCTAAACTCAGGTAGAAAGTCTCTAGGTATATTTAAATTTGCATGTTCACTTGATCCTTCAAAAGTATCTACAGCGTAAATTTTAACGTTTTCTTTTCCTGAATTAAAAAGTGTCGTTGCCAAATAACTTGTAGATCTTCCATAGAAAGATCCTATCTCTACAATCTTACCATCCTCTGGAATTTGATCAGCAATAATATCGTAGGTCTCCGAGTAATTGAACCACCCGGGTATCTTAAAATAACTGTGTTTCATAGTTAAGTTCCTTTTTTGTTTGTCTTAACTAT